TTCATCTTTAATGATTGAAGTTTCTGCGCTTGCTGATAATTCTGTGCGGCAATCGGATCAACTTGGGAAAGGTTCTGGATGTACTTGTTATTGTTAAAGATTCCATTTGCATCAAACGATGATTTGGCAGCATTATCAAGCGCCATCTTCTTATCCAATCCCATCTGTGCAAGTTTGTTCTGTGTTTGCTGAGACTTGATAGCAGCAAGTTGAGCCATCTGCTGCATGGGATTTATCGGCTTGATATTTACCGGATGTCCTGAAAGTGGAATGTAAGCATTAACGGGCATATATCACCTCAACCGTTCAAGTATTTATTCATTGCATACATACTTAATCCCTGATTGACTGCGTTTCCGACACCGCTCAATCCGTTGTTCCATGCGTTTGCAGCGCCAATCTGGCCTGCTGCGATAGCATTACCGGCTCCAATCTGGTTACGGGAAATGTTATTCGCGGTATTTTGATTGTAATTGCCAATCTGGTTGACTGCATTCGTTCCATATCCCGCAATCTGATTTGCCGCTGTCTGACCTACACCGGCGAGAGCAGCAAGCCTGTTGTACCGGTTCGCCTGATCGGTATTGAAAGCATTGTAGCCGAAGTTCCTGTTTACATTATATCGGTTGAAATCGGCAGCCTGATTTGTGATGTATCGGTTATAAGCATTGTTCAATTCATTGGAAGCATATCCCTGATTATATCGGTCTGCCTCTTTCAAAGCTCTGCCACTGAAGAAATCCCCCCTTGCAGCCTGCGCCCTGTCTAAAGCCTTTTGCCCTTCCTGTAAACGAAACTGGTAACCGGGGTCCTGAGTGAAGTCTGCCATCGTGAAATCATGAGTCTGAAAGTCGGGCGGAGCTTGATATTTCTGCATCAATTCACCACCGGGTGCAGTTAATTGAGCAAGCCTGTTTAGTTTTTGCTCTCCTATATTCCGCCAAGGCATAAGGTCAGCCCTGTTCTGGTTATACATCTTCATCTGCTGAGCAAGGTTTTCCCTGTTCATCTGAAGTTGAGTGGCGTTGGCGGCAGCGGCGGATTGAGCTTGAGTAAGAGACGAACTTCTGGCCGCACTTGCTTGCTTGTTGGCTCCTATAAGTCCAGCCCCGGCAGTTAGAACTCCACCAGCAACTATAGCTGTAACTGGATCAAACATATCAAATCTCCTTACGCATCAAAACTCTGGTTGGCCTAAATCCTAATCTAGCCCATCGTTCCGTTTCGTTACTGAATGAAAATAAATCAACCACATCACAATTCGATTCTTTCGCCATCCTGAACCACCGACGAAGTAATAAAAAAGCCGCGATTGATTTTCTATATTTTTTTCTTATGAAAATGTGCTGTCCTGTGCAGTGAATCTTCCCTGTCGAAGGCTCAGGAAATAAAAAGAAATCACCAAATCCTATATATTTATTGCCTTTCACAACAAATAACTGTGTGTAATTTCCCGAATTCATTTGTTCAATGGCTATCCTCATCCACCATTCTACATTCGGTTTCCAGTCTGGGCGTTTCTCTTTAACCATCTCAACCCATAATCTTGCTGCGATATGGATTGTATCTATCGTTCCGACTTCGATTTTAATACGTCATCACCGTTATTCGATAAACCGCACTGGCAGGATTTATCGAACCCGAAGTTATATTTGTTGCTCTCACCGTAACTGTGTTCGCCGCTGTTACTCTACCATCAAAGATAATTCCTGCATCAACCGTGGCTGGAAGGCCAAGGCTTACCGTATCATTGATAGAAGCGCCTGTAACCGTTGCTGTAAGCTCCTGTATGCCCCCTGAAGCGACAGAAGGGAAGTCCAGAGTGCTCTTGACTGTAATTACCCCTGAGAAGCCTTTAATCACGTCCCAGAGTCTTTGAAACCAGTCACCCCATACATTTGAGACAAATCCATTTCCGATTGTAACAGGCTGATTCGCTTGTGGCGGATAAATCATGTCAGATATGCTTCAACAATATGCGCGGGAACAGGGTCAGTCATGGATACTTCAAATACCCAATCATCACCAAGTCCTAATCTGAACCATTTTGCTCTTGCTGTATAGTCGCCTATCTTGCCAGCAGATACCCAAGATTCACCACTCCATGAATAGCCACCATCTTTAGAAATGCGGAGCATCATTTGAGGGTCAACGCCTTGTCCCGTTGCAGTACCAAGACCTCTTTCCATATCCAGTTCAAAACTTGTGAAACTGATTCGTTCGCGTTCTTTATTGATATGTCTTGCAGATCGAAGTCTCCTGATCTGTGTTCCATTATCAGTAAATGCACTGTGGTCAAGTTGATATACGTTGGCATTCTTGTAATCGGTTACGTAATGACTGTTCTGCCATGCAACAATGCTTCCGGCTATCCATCTTCCCCAAACCTTTCCATTATACGACCTGCGCTCATGCCATAGATTAGTTGAGGAATCATATACCCAAGTCCTGTCCGCAGTAGGGAATGTAAGCACGTAGAACGAATGCCCTTCCTCTACATAGCTCATTCCTACCGCATCTGAAATTGTTGAGTATGAATCAATCTCCACTTCAATCTGATGAGTGGATATTCTCTTGGCAACATAACCCTGAGCCTTGAAGACTATTTTCTCGCCTCTTGGGGATTGGCCTAGCCAGAATACGGAACTATCAAGCTTTGCAGGGCTATATGCCGCTGCACAACCCACTTCCATAAATGCGCCCTGCATTCTGGTGAATGGAAAGTCAGCATTGCCACTATCATAATGCAGTTCAACTGTGTCTGTACCGAATAACCATAATAGCTGATGGTCAACAATAAGGGTAACAAGATTATCAGGAGCGCCCTCGGCAGATTTAACATCAAGAGCATCCCATGCTAAGCCATTATTCTGGGCACTTATCTGGTAAGCTCCCGTATTTGGAACATTAACAATGAAATATGTATCCATAAAATCACATACTGTCGCGCCGTTTGGAAAGTCAGCATCGGTAATCTGTGAGAATGTTGATGTGGATATGTTCCAGATATAACCATTAGCACCATCTACAATCATTAACTGTGTTCCATTATCTGTAATGGAGACATTTCCTGTAGTCGTATTCAGCGTTCCAAGGTTAGTAGATACTCCGGCGGCATTAAGACTGAAAAGATTACCACCTGAAACAACAAACAGAGTATTCCCTACTTTTCTTTCGCCTCTTGAAATGCCTGAAAGCGTAGCGAATGTAGTCACGCCGGGCGTAGGAACAAGCGCAGCAACTTCTTTACTTTCAGGGGATTCTTTTTCTGGATACCAGTTTATGCAACGGGCAGAATCAATAATCCTTGAGCGGCCATCATAAGCACCGCCGACAAATCCGATCTTCACCTGTATGAATACCGGTCACTTGGAGCAAAGAACGTAGAAACATTCTCCCTGTCCCAATCCCGAATCTCATTGTGGTATTTATCAGCATAGACTTCAACCTGTTTCATCAAGGCGGGTTTATTGTCTGCAATTCCATACTCAGGTGCAAGTTCAAGAGCAAGGTTCCATTTCAATGCCCTGTACCATTCTGGCGAAAGCTCGAAATCATCTGTACCGGATGTCATATCAGATACCATTCTCTCAACCCAAAGATGAATTGTCTTGTTCGCTGCCGCATTGGAGTCAGGCGCAACATAAACATAAAGCGTAGCAGTAGTCAGGGTAGGCTCGAAGTAAACCGAGTTCGGTGTCCCCTGAGTGGACTTGTCACCAAGTTCCACATATTCCTGTTTGGATAACATATCTAATGGAGTATCTACCGTGCCATCCCTGATAAAGACTTCCGTAAGCCTTAGAGGCCTTGCGGAGGTATTATCGCCACTTGGGCCTATGGTATAGGAGTTCTGACCGGCAACAAGGGTAATCGTAATCTCGCTTCTCAGCCATAGATGAAGTCCATCCTTCATCCAGTCCTTGAGAATCAGGTTTAACGATTCACTGGCATCAACTATTTCCGCATTGGCTATGCTTTCACCAGAGCGATATACGTTTATCAGACGAAGGGATGACTTGATAAGAGTATCCCTGTCCATTGAGAATGTTGAAGTTCCTGAAAGAGCCATTACAAGTCACTCGCCTTTACTTCACCGTAACTAAGAAACACATCATCCGCCTCGCTTCTGATAAAAGGAGGCTTGGAGTAATCTTCTACAGCGCGTATGAAATCTTGCGGATGCCGCCTTTCCCAATCCTTCTTACAGACCCATAGCCCATCCCAAGTCTTGCGAAGGTCTGATTGCTTGTACTTGAATCCGCATCTGTCACATATCGCATTTGGGTCGCCGTGGCGATAGAAATCGGCATGCCCCATTTTATTGCTTCTTCATGCAAAGAATGATTGTGCCTTCATCACCGGCTCCAAGGCCAACGGTCTGCAATAACACGTTACCAGTTACTCCGGTTCCTGCATTATTCTTCAGTCCACCGAATGCCGTGAAATCATGCTCGGAATCACCAGCGTACAAAGCCATAATGTCCACGTTCGTAGTCGCATCCCAAATCAGAGAAGCAGAGAATCCCACTAGATTTGACTGAATCTTCATTAAGGTTTCTGAACCATCAAGATTCGGCGTATAATCACTGAATAGAAGTAAGTTCGCTGTCGCTTCATCGCCAGTGCCATCTCCGACTATGTGAACTTTGACCACGAGATTGCGCTCATTATCAACCAATGTCTGTTTTGTAATTGTGTTTGCCATTTATTTTCTCCAAAAGAAAAGGGCCACCGGAAGGCAGCCCTGAATTGATAATTAACGCCTTACGGCACTAACCGAAACTCACGGAACAGAATGATAATCTGGGCATCAAGTTCAGCAAAGTTTGTTGAACCGGGTGTCCATGATACACTCTTGGCTGTTAAAGAATCAGTCAGGTGCGGTTTCTCAGCATAAGTTCCAACATCAGTTGCAGTGTCTGCTCCTGCCAAAGCAGTAGCAAGCAATACACCCCGTGTATTCGCCGACAAGTACGTTTCATTCGCTCCGGCAGTGAATGTACCTTCAGGACGAACCAAGCCCGTAGAAGCCACAGAAACAGCCGCAGCAAAACCATTTGCATCACCACCTGTCTCGGAAGACAGAAGGCCAACATCAATCGTCTTGGTTGTGCCGGTCGCCTCGGCAGTAATCACGTTTACCAGTACATCTTCAATGATTGAAGTGTCTGGAAGGTTGAAAGTCGTATCCGTCTCGGTTGTGCCATCAGCAAAGTTGATCGGAATGACCATAGAGCGTAAAATGCTCTCTCGTTTAATGGACGTTCCTCGGTTCGATACCGATACGCCGCTTGGAAATCTTACTGGTGAAGCCATGATAATTCTCCTTTATCGTCATTGTATGACGTAGCCGAAGCTACGATGCGGGAGTCCCGCTTATTCCCCGTGGGGGAAACTGGTTTATAACAGCCTCCAAGACGAGGGCTTGCGCCCTCTTGATAGCCGAAGCGTATCACGTCTTGGAGTAGA